CAGCTTGCAATGTCGCTAGGACGTTAGCGGTCGCTGTGTCATTAAGGAAGTCGATTGTAACTGAAGAAGCCTCAAGGCCTTTAACGAACTTATGTCCGCCATCGCCCATCGCTGTCACTTCGAGTTCATCGAAAGTACGATTAAGTGTTACAGATGTAACGTGGTCTGAAAGATCGACTGTGTTAATCTTCACGCCGACCTTGTTATTTAGAAATACAGCCATGAGATTATTCCTCGTCTTTCTTGGTAGGTGCTGGCTTAGGTGTTGATGGTGCTACCTGCCCGATCTTGATCAGGAAGGCTTCTTGCTCTTTTTCCCACTCGGACATTTTAGCTCCAACTCGTTAGGACTGAGATATTTATATTACAGGTTAATAGATCACCTGAGACGGCACTTAGGACGGCCGGAGCCGATACCTCTGTAACGTTATAGGTGTATGAGGATGTAGCGAGTTTATTAAAGACTCGCACGATATTATCCTCGATCCCGTTTAGGTTGCCTTCGTTATCCAACAATGGAACCATGACGGAAATAGTAAAGTTCGCCATAGGCGAGATAGTGGCATGCCATCCGTTAGACGGCGTAATGTAAGGATCGGCTGGTGAGATGATCACGCTGTTGGCGATGGGTGTTGCAGGTGGGAATGCGAATACTGAATACTTAGTATTGTCGACTAGAGCTGCTGCGATACCTGCGCGGAGTGTTGAAATGGCGGCCATTAGCCCACCATCGATCTCGGATCGAGATAAGGTGCTAGCAATCCACGAACACGCGCTAGAAGGGTATTGCCCATGCGATAAGGTGAAGGCTGATACCCATCGATAGTCACTCCGCCGCTTGATGGCGCTTGACGGCTCTGCCAGATATCAATCGATACCATGAGCGAGGCTTCTTGAATAGCCTTAACATCTGCCGGATCTAAATAGGTTGATGCCTTGATCGTCGCGTAAGGATTGAAAGGATGGTAAGGCGTATCTGAGACATGGTTAGTAGTAACTGTGATCTCGTGAGTATCCACGGATGTAATTGTCTTATTGCCGTTAAAGTGTGCGCCAGCGCCAGTGACGTTGATAGTCTGGCCGACGTAATAAATGTCCTTGACATTGATGTCAAAGTAAAGTGTGCCTACTGTGCCAGTGTTCTTATGAGCAATAGAAAATTCCGTATTACTCCATACGAAAGGAAGTAGGACATCATCTGCAGCGTCGCAGACAGATTGAAGGGTCGCGTCTGCATAGAGTGTTCCCACTCCGAGCGCGGCTCTTAATTCTGCAACTGTTGTCAGACTCATCCTGTGATCCTTTCTAAAGACTCGGAGGGTAGAAGGGCACTACCCTCCGAGCGACTTAGGTGGCTTACGCCTTGTTATTCTGGAATGCGCCTGCTGCAACCTTGGTTGCAATCGCGCCGTATCCGTAGTAACCAATCGTTACCTGACCTGCAGCTGTTGATTCAGCGCGGAGGCGGTAGGTTGGTGACTCGTACCATGTGTAAGCATCTGGGTTAACGATGAGGATTGTTCCATCTCCATCGCCAGCGTTTGTAGGATCGACGTAGAGGTTAAGACCTGCAACGTTACCTGTGAGTGATGTAGGTGCTACAACTCCGCCTGCGTTCATTGGCTGTGACGCTGTGTAGATTGGGCGGCCTGCATCGTTAAGTGACATGATGTTTGACCATTGTCCTGTAGATACAACCATGTTGCGAGCGAATGGGTTAGCAAGTCCTGCTGTTGCGCCATAGACAGAAGCTGATCCGCGAGCGACGATTCCTAGGAGTTCGGCTGCTGTTGGGTATGTTGCTACTGTTGTCGCATCAACTGTTGCACCTGCGATAAGTGCTGCGTTGACTGCTGCGTTGGTTGTCTTTGCATAAGCGGCTGCCATGTTGCGAACGAGTTCATCAAAGAATGCTGGAGATGTACGATCTAGCAATTCGACTGAGAATACTTGCTGGCCAGCATACTTCTGCACTGTTACTGAAAGGAATGCTGAAGTCTGATCTGTGTTAGAAAATGCATCGCCTTCTGGCTCAATTGCAACTGTTGGCATTGCTGTGATCTTTGGGATCTCGAATGTCATACCGGCATCTGGAAGCACTCCACGAGAGATTGCATCGATTGATGGACGGATGGTTGTACCGAGTGGGTTAATGATTTCAGATAGCTGACGTGTTGGTACTAGACCAGCGTTGTCGGTTGTATCTGCTGCTGCTGCGATCCATTGACGAGCTGAATCGTCTCCGAGTGCTGCGCGGATTGTGTTCTCTGCATACTTGGCTGCAGTTACTTCAATGCGTGGCTTTGTGTAAGCCATTGCTGTTACAGCAGGGCGAGCAGCTTCAACTGCGGCAGCCTCAACTGTAGGTGTTGCTTCGACTGCTGGAGTGTTTTCCACTGTGGCTGTCTCGCTTTCTGTTGGTAGGGTTTCTTCGACGGCTTCATCTTCAGAGGCCGCGATATCAGTGACGGCTGCTGACTTAAATGCGGCGGCCTGCACTAAACTTACTTCGAGTAGGTCAGCACTCGATACATAGAGGACGCCATTCTTAGGCTTCGCTGCATTGACCATAACTCCGACTGATAGACCAGTACGAAGTTCTTCTGAGGCTTCGATAAGAGCATCTGTGCCACGAGAAGATTTAGAAATCTTAAACGATGCAAAGATTCCTTCTTCTGTCTCGTTAAAGAATTGAGCGCGGCCGATTGGCTGCTTAGGATCGTGCTCCAGAAGGAGCTTCACTTTAGATGAGTCAGCGATATTAATCGCGCCACGCTCAAAGACAACGGCTCCGGCAGATGTGTTACCAACCTCGCCATTAAAGGGGACGATCTTGCCAGAGATAGTGCGCTCGGCCGCATCTGCCGTAAGTTCTGCCGAAAAGGTCAGCATCTCTTTCATATGATTCCTTCGCTTCCGTTAGGTGTTAGATCAGTCATTCTCATCGCCTGCTCTTGGGTGATCAACTGGAGATCAAGCATCTCACGAATGACTGCTAATTCTGCAAGTGGATCTGTGCGTAGATAATTCTTGTCGATATCAAATTTGACGATATTGCCACGAGCTGTAATGTCATCCATAGATAGACGATCTTCAATCGCTGAAATAAATGGCTGTAAAGATAGCGTGAGGAATTGACGGCGCTCATCTTGAACGTTGGCATAGGTCATCGTCGTGTTCTGATCTGCCGAGACGTAGTACGGAGGGACGTTGCAAAGGCGAGCGATCTCTGTGGCAAGATTCTGGATAGCCTCGTTGTACATCATATCTTTAGGGCTGAATCCGACTGCCTCATACTGGAGAGTAGATGTCAGGTAAGCCGTAGAGCGATTTTGACGTGCATTCTTCCAAGCGGCGAGTAGTCCCTGTACCTCTGAAGGCGGAAGGTCTGCGCCAGAGTTACGGATATAACCTGTAGCCATTGGAGTCGCTGCTGCAACTACGCTGGCCTTCTGGATGTCAAGGGCTGCACGAATAGTCGATACATTTGTGTTGAGAATGCCGTCATTGAGTGACTGGAATGTAATGAGTGAGCCCAGACCATCCATAGGGACGGTAGTGCCATCGATAGCGTATGACTTGACAAATACATTATCACGATCAAGTGTTGCGGTGACGCGGCTGTTAGCAATCCACTCAAATCGTGATGGACGGCCATCTTCTTGATATGTCTCTACTACTTGCCAGAATGCTTGTCCGTAAAACAGAAGTGAATCGACTGTGTAAGCAATAGTTACTGATCGAGGTTGGTGGTACGAAGGTTGATCAAGCCATAGAGGCTTTCCTAATTCTTCACCTGTTGATTTCTTGTAAAGTTCAAGTGGGATCGTGCCGATTGTGCCAGCAAGTAGGTTACGGCATCGAGCTAGTGCCGGGACTCCGAGAGCCTCGGTGCGTCCGACGTAAGCGAACTGAAATGGCATCGCGTAAGGTGAGTACTCACCCAAGACCTGCGGTGCGGCTTGCGCCTCGACTGTGGCTTTTGGTGCTGCACCTGTGAGGCGCGAAAGGATACCCATAGAGGGCAATTATACACTACATCGTGTAAATCGCTGCGATCTGTTGAGGTTTTAATAGCATCGAAACTACCAT